TGTCATAAGCCTCCTTGGTTACCACCGCAGAGTATAGCCACCGGAGCCACCAGGGTGCCTTCCTCATGGAACCTACCTGGTGTTTGAGGATAGCATCCACATTCGCCTGGAGGAAGGGAGAACTGCTATCCCGCACCGGACCCTGCCTGGCAGGGGGATCGGGCTGGGGGACCAGTTGACTCGTGATGTTGTGCAGCTTTGCCAGCTTGACAGGGGTCAACCAGAAATCAGCCCTGGGTGGACGAGATGGGTTGGCCCCTTCCTCACGGACGCTGAAGCCAACCTGCCCGCACACCAAATCCGCATGGACACAGGTATTGCCACCCAGGTCCACTCGGATGTATTTCGTACCCACCAAGGTTAGACAACCAAGCAGCCCAGGTTCAGACCTAGTATCTGCTGTTCGCCGGAACCCACACCATCGGGGTCTATCAGGATGGCGAAGTTACGACCTGGCCCCTGAAGGCCTGCGTCAAGCATAGCGGAGACATCGAATGTCACCAGTAGGTTGTCGGCAGGGGTTGTCTCAGAGGTACTGGCCGTGATAGCTGTGCCGGTGTCCTGAGCGTTGGATGCGTTGTCGTAACCCGCTGCAACGGTGAAGTCATAGTCCACAGCGGAACCCGCCGTGTTGTTGGTTACGACCCTGGCCATCTCCAGCTCAACGAAGTTGTCTGGGAAACGTCCTACCACATAGGCAGTCTCGGAGGCGGCATCCAGTCCAGGTCCAGGCCACCCGTCCGTCACCACACCCAGACCAGGTTCGCCGGAAGTGTCATAGGCACTCACAGGGAAGAACTGGTTCTGGTAGCTTGGCATACGAACATTGACCCTAACCGTAGAGGTGGATACAGCGAATCCAACGACCTGCTTCAGTGCAGCATTGGTCGTCGGGATAGTAGCTGTGATGTCACCAGCGGTCTCCGATAGATACATAGCAGCTCCCTGGGTATAGGGGGCATCTATATCAACCAGTACACCACCGGTACAGAGTACGCCTACATCGCCGGAAGCGTAGGTGTTGACCGCTATAGCTTCAGCGAAGGACGTGTGAGCGGATGCGTCTGCGAGTTCCCAGTCGGTGCCGTCGAAGTAAACCATATCCCCAGCGGTTACCGCCGTGGAACCTATGGTCGCAGAGAACACATCTTGAGCGTGTCTGACATAAGGATCAGCCATCGGATTCTCCTATCATCGAATTACGGAACTATGCTCAACAGGAGGGATGTCCGTTTATGCTGCCGAGTCTATACCAGCGAGAGCGGCGCAGGACTTGGCCGAGTACACCACGGCGTTCAGATAGACCGCCATACGGTAGACATCCTCGTTCTTGTCGAACTTGGTGCCCAGCCGTTGCACGTCGGGTTCAAGTACCGCTCCGTTGTGGATGACCGTCCAGCCCTGTTTCTCCTCGCCCGTCTTGATAGCGTAGATGGTGGTAGCGGAGGAGGATGCCCAGCCGCCGGAGTTCTCATAGGTCTCGCTGTTGGTTATGTAGTCGTTGATGACCACCGGGATGTTGTTGTAAAGGATGTACTGGTGTCCAAACATCTCAGCGGAATTGAGTACCACGCCGCTACCGGTGGCACGGGCCAGGGCGGTGAGCTTGCGGCGCATGGTCTTGTTCATCATGAGGAAGTCGGGCTTGCCCTGCTCCACCATGTCTATCATGGCGTCTAGGCGGTCAAGGGTAAGCTCGGTCTCGTCGCCAGCGATGGTGGAGGGCGTCGAGCCGTCGTCCATCATGAGCAGGCGGGTGTCGCTGATGAGCAAGGATGTGAGTCCTTCCGGCTCGGTGGATACGGAGCCGGAGTTGCCGGTGACGAGCAGGTCCTCCAGTTTCCTGGAAACGGACTTGGCCATCTTCGCAAGAAGCACGGCTTCCTGGGACTGTACGTTGTCCACCGTCTGGATAGCGAACCTGTCGAGAGGGTGCTGGATGCCTACCGTGGTCAGGGACACCGTCTTCTTAGTGTAGGTCGGCTCGGTGTCGGACCAGGTATCGCCTACCTGGTGGGTGGCTGCGGCTCCCAGTGTACTCTCACGGTTATAGACCAGGGAGTTGCCGGAGAATGAACGGAACTGTAAGAAGGGGGCCAGTTCAGATGCCGTGATGATGTTGTCGAAGACACCAGCAATGACATCGTCGTTGGCCAACTTCTGATACTCAGACAGAGTTGGCATATCGGTCTCCTAGAGTCTGTTTTGTCTAATCCTCAGACCCCTCTCTATGAGGGCGGCACCGTGGAGTTCCTCGCTACCGCCAGCTATGGCAGAACCTGTGTCAAGGTCATTGATACCGTGCTGCTCGAGGGCCTTCTTGGCCGCTAGTTTGGCCTCCTCTCGGAGGGCCTTCTTCTCGACCTCGGCGCTGTTCCTCTCCTGCTGGTTGACCATGCGCTGGGCTTCTATCTGGGCGTCATACACACCATCATAGTTGCCCTGCTGCGCCTGTTGCCAGGCGGTCTGCCACTGGGCCTGAATCTTGGTGGCGTCCTCCTCGCTTATGAGGAGATTGCCTTCTTCATCCTGTACAGTGGATAGGAGACGGGCCTGTTCCCGCTCATACCTGGCGTTCCAGGCACGGTCTGCCTGGCTGCGGGCTGTTTCCTGGTTTATCTGACTTATCTGCGCCTGGAAGTCTTCACCACTGCCACCAGTGACATACTGGTCCATGGTGGCGGTGAGTACCTTCCGCATAGCAGATAGCTCGTCCTTCAAACCAGCTAGTTCTGCGTCCCTATCCGTTTCTCTCCGGCGCTGTCCGTCCCTGGATTTCTGGTCATTCTGTAGCTTATCGACCAGAGCCTCCAGCTCCTCGGTCCTCGCCTTGTAATCGGGTTCTTCCTGGGGTTCTTCCTGGGGGGCCTCCCCCGATGGTTCCTGTTCAGTGGTCTCTACCTGTTCTTGCATGATGCTCCTTTATGGGAGGGATCACAGCTCGATGGTATACATAAGATGATTCAAAAGTCTACGGGGTGCTACTGGTTTAGCTGATTCATGATAGCTTCCCACTGGGCATCTATACCCTCCTCACTCTTTGCGCTGCTACCTATCTCATTGTCTATGTAAGCCCTATCGGTCTCAGCAGCATCTTCGTAGACAGGGAACCCAGGAGGTTGGTTTGGGGTACGCATCCATTCTCGGATACCAGTTACCCTACCCTCATAATCGGTGATGATGTCACTGCCTGCCTCGGAAGCTAATCCCCGCCATAGCCTCTGAAGATGTAAGCTGTCTTTGCTCTTCGCCTGGATGAAACGGGCTAGTATCGCCTTCTCCTGGTCGGTGTAGTCAGCGCTCTGGTAGAAAGAATCCTCCACCAGGTCAGACTGTCGCCATAGAGGTCGTAGTATCTCTCTGTTCTGCCGTAGCTGCCTCTCACCCTCAGTGGCGTTCCTTCCAATCTCGAACCTTACCTGGGACATCATGTCGGGGCCATAATCTGGATCAGCGGCCCATCTGTCTTCCAGCTCGGCCAGCATACGATCCTGCTCGTCGAAGTCACGTCGGCCCAGTGCATCGTCCAGGTCGGGGTTCTCCATCACTTTCATGAAATCATCAATAGCCCTTCCTAGAGCAGCTTCCGGTGGGGAGGTACGCTCCAGGGAAGCCATGAGGCTTTCGTATTCATTCTCAAGACTCTGGACCTTTGTGGCGTACTCCTTGTATATCTGACTTACCGCACGGCGGTAAACACGGTTGGGCTTCCGTCCCGCTTCCTCCCAGGCCTGCTCTAAGGCGTCCGTGCGGGTCTCCTTCAACTCATCTTTCTCGTCGGCGTAGGACCTGAACTCATCCCCCCGCTCTCTCTGGCGGTCCTCCCTCTCTTCGGTGAGGCGCTGGATGGTGGGGTCATCATCTATGAACCTCAGTACATCGGCGGGTAGTTTGTAAGGGTTGAACGTCCATATGCCCTCATTAAGCACTTCCTCGATGAGGTCTATCTCAGTGTCGGAACGCTTAATAACGTCTGGTTCTCTCTGTCCAGGGACGTGTATCTCCTTGTAGTCGAAGCCACCTGTGGAGAGGAGCCTCTGGCCACGGTACTGCCTCTGTTCATTGCGCTGTTCAGTCAGGGACATGGGACTGCTTTTGCCACCATGGGCCTCAAACCCTATAAGTTCTATGGACCGGCCAACCGCACTCCCTATGTCATTATCCGATAGGTTCTTCGCTATGCCCTTGGCTCCTTCATGAACCTGGTCCTCTATGAACGGCACGAAGTTCTCGGCCAGCCTACCCATCACCTTCATCCAATCGGTGCTTTCACCCCGAGTTCCTACTGGCTTACCCATGGCATCGCTGCCGGTCCAGAAGTCCCAGATGTTAGCTACCGTACCGGAGGACATACTCCTCATAGCCTTATGGGGTCCACCCTCTTCAGTGACCAGGGCTGAAGTTATCATCATACCAACCAGGCTATCCCAGGTGCCAAAGAGGGATATGTTTGAACCCCATGGAGTCAGGATACGCATGAAGTTGGGATTCCTCACCCAGTGTTCACCCTTAGTACCTTCCCTGACCTTGACTACAGGCCTGTGGTCAGTCTCATTGCCCATGGCGTAGTTAGCACCAAAGGTCAAAGAGGTGCCGATGGCGATCATCTTGATCATGGACTTAGCTGCCATGCGTTTCTCGAGAGAAGCGGTGGTGAGCTTGCCTAGAGGTCCACCCCTCTGTGGGCCATACGGACCTCTCCAGCCAGTGACCACGGATGGAGTACCCATGATGGCACGGGCGAGGGTATCGAAGCGGGACTGGAGGAAGCGAGGAGCAAACACCAGTAGGTCACCTAGATCGCCACCTGTCCGTCCCTTAGACCAGCCGGTTGCCCCATTTATGGCATTGGCTATCTTCTCCAGGTCACCACGCTGGCTCAGTTCTTCCAGGGTGTGGTGCTTCAACATACCTTCCAGGTAGTCGTCTGCCCATTCCAGCCTGGCCATATCACCACCAACACCGAAAGCACGGTTAGCCTGCTTCACCCCAGGGAGTTGACCTATACCGAATCCCCTTCCAAATGCGAACTCTGTATCGCTACCATTTATGACTAATCCGTTAGCCGCCCACTGACTGGAAGTGAGGTGGCCATGTTCAGCCGCCTTATCGTCGAAGTGGTAGAAGAAGGCATCTGCGGCACTTTCACCTCTGCCCTCCACGATACCCACCTTCTGTGAGCCTGGTATACCCCAGAGCTGCCATGTGAACCTGGCTACCCGCTGCCAGGCCCTGGGGTTGTCGTAGAACCTCAGCAGCATCTGTACAAACATCAGGGAGTTGTCCAGCGTAGCCCTAGCTCCCCTGTAGAGGGAGTTGAATCTGTCGTAGAAGGCCTTCGGGTTTGGACCTGCTATACCTGGCTCTCTCTGTATGTACTTGCGGGCCGCATTGGCCATGGCATCGGGCCAGTAGTAACCTCCTAATCCAGGTAGGGGTATGATAGCGTTGCCTTCTGGGGGTTTGGTAGACCCCTGGACCGCAGACTTCCATACATCCTTGAACTCGGCCAGCTCCTTCTCACGCTCCATAAGGGTGTCAGCGAGTTTGGCCTTAGACCACTCATTCTTCAGAACCCTGACCTCGGCATCAGATAGCTGCTTACCGGATAGAGTTAGCTCTCGGTTGAGTATCTTCGTGATCCTGCGCTCCTCCAGTCGCAGCAGGCTGATGTCCCGCTCGAGTTTGCCCACCATGTGCTGGCGTCTTATCTGCGCCTTGAGTGCGTTCCTATGGCTTCTAGCTTCAAACTTAGCTTCTGCCTGAGCAATGCGGGCGACATCTATATCTCCCTCCATATCCTCAACCCGCTTAGACATGAACTCGACCTCTTCCACCAGGTCATCCGTCAGCGAGGAAAGCTCGTCTATCTCCTGCATCTTGCGGGATAGTACAGCGGCAGTGGTGTTGCCTACGGTTCGAGCTGGGTCATTGGTTGCCACCTGCTCCAGTACGTTAGGCCACAGGTGCATATTGTCGTTCCCGGCAAGGTTGCTCACCTCGATTATCAGACGGTCTATCTTCTGTAGGGAGCGGCCTAGTTTCAACTCTTTCTTGGTGGAGAGTCGGCGTTCTGACCTGAAGGGTCCTATGTGGGAGGAGATGAAATCCCTTGCATCCTGAGCGGTCTTCAGGGCACCTTCCCAAGC